TTATCGAACCATCAGTTCCAATTCTAACCCAGTTTTGTTCTCTCCATTGTTTGAGTTGACCCATTATCTGAGCCTCTCTTTCATTACCCTACCTTGTCCACGCACTTTGAAGACCAATCCACCGTTCGCTTTCTTTGTTCTTTTCTTTCCTTTAGCACCTTTCGCGTAGTTTGGATCTTTACAATATTTAGATGCTGCCATATTCGCATATGCGCTGGGATATGTATCAAAAGTTCTCTGCGCCCAAGCTTTACCTTTTGGACAAATTTTACCGCCACTTTTTGCTTTTTTAGCCATTTAACACTTCCACCTTCTTCTTGCTTGTCTAATTCTCGAATTTGGATTATTTCTAGTTTTTGCTGAACTGCGTTTTAGCTGTCCAAGTGATCTAGCGCAGTAAGATTTTCTGCGTTTTGCTGCTTTACTTCCTTTTTTAACTTTCCCTGTTACAGCAGTCTTTAGTTTAGAACCAGGGTTTTTCTTACGATAGGCTTTTACACCTTTTTTAGTCATACCAGCCCCACTTTTAGTGGGGCGGTAATTTCCACCTTTACCAACAGTTTTTCTTATTGGTTTGGTTTTTCTTTTAGTAGCCATCTATCAATAGTTTTTATTCAACACTAAAATTATTGAATAGGCATCACCATCAGAGTGTCCTACAGTCGAAAAGTCTAAATCTCCAGTCACACCAGAACCAGCATTATTTGGTATGCCACTAAACCTGTCGTCATAGTATTCATCGCCTGTACTATCAGCAGGAAGAGGTATTGCTAAAACATTTGTAGTAGCGTCAAATTCTATATCAACGCCCATACCTCTAGTCGCCCAATAAATACGTGCAATCGAAACACCAGTACAGGCTTCACCTGCGCTATTAGTGGTCAACGCAGAAACGTCAACCTTTTTAATAGATGCTTCGCCAGATCCATCTGATTCGTTGGTGAACTTCAAGATAGCAACTCTTTCACCATCTTGGATAGTTTGAGAAGTTACTGTATCTGCCATTGTATTCTCCTATCTTTCAATCATTACATTGATGTAATCGATAGTCATAGTTTTGGCTGCTGCTTCACCGTTTTGAATACCGAAAGATACAGTTAATTCTTCATCATCTGGTAAGTTAGTGTTTGCAATAGGCACAGGTTTTGCGTTGTTTACTGAGTAAAATACTTTTGATGCGTCAGTATCTATGAACCAGGCTACGGTGACAAACGTATCGTCTGCCATAGTGGCTATAGCTGCAGTAGTCGTATCTGTTCCATCTTTTTCAATATGGAAATCAAGATTAGTATCACCATCATCTTTCATAAAGTATACGCCATCACTTACAGCTAATGGTGTTGTATCAGTTATTTGTAAACCCATAACAAAGTCAGATTGAGTAGCGTCTGATACTTTGAATCTTGCAGAAAAGTATGCTCTTTTGCTTGTACTAAGTTTAAAACTTTCGCCTTTTAACTGTAGAAAGTCCAAATCATTATCACCTGCTGCATTTGTAAGAAGTAGTTGACCACCTGCGCCAGAAGTAAGTGCTTCTGTTGCTGATCCTGTACCTGCTTCTGTAGTTGTGATTGTAAAATCACCAGATGCGTAAGTCATAAAGTCATTGAAGTAACCGTAGTATGTTTGATCCGATGGATACGGTTGAAACATCGGTAGGTTTTTTTTATGTTCACTTGCGACAGTATTACCTGCCCAAAGTATTTGGTTTTGAAAATGTGGATTAGCCATTATGAACTCCTTTATTTTGTATTAATGGAAACCGAAACGGCCCTCATTAAGCTAATTAAACACAATATCATCTTACTCTGTATCAAAATAAAAATAAACCTTTATAGAAACATTAAAAAAGGGAGCATAAAGCTCCCTTAGTCAGTAGTTGAGTGATAAACCCTACTGTTGGTTCGATTAAGCTCCTTGAGAACCGTAAACTGCTCTAAAGTTAGAGTACCCGAAAGAGTATCTTTCTCTAGCTTTGTAGCGCATGTTACCTGTATCAAAGTCACCTTCCAACGCTGTTGACATTGGTGATCTTTCAAAATGCTTGAAGCCATCAGGACAATCAGTCTTGATGAAGAAAGCATCTGTATCGGTTAAGTAGTGGTTTACTACATAACCATCAGGAATCATACCTGTGTTTTTAATTGCGTTTACGTCGTTATCTGAAGTTCCTACTCGCCCTGGAGTTTGTAGTAATCTATCAGCAACAAATTGCAGTTGAGGTGGAACGATTAGTTTCATTCCTCTTAAAGCAATGTTAAGTCCACGATCATCTGTAAATGTACTAATGTTAATTAGTGCATCTTCAAGTGATGTTTCATTCAAGTCAGCCATAGTAGTTGCACGGTTAGCAAGTGATCCACCGCCACCTAAAGGGTGGTCAGTTGCAATCAATACTTTACCGTCACCACCAGCTATAGAGAACGCATTGTTCAATACTGCTGCTGCTTTGATTTGCTTAGTGTTAGCCATAGAACGTGCAAGAGCTTTAGTGTATCTAGCCCCTAAACGGTCATATAGGTTATCCTCTACTGCCTCTTCTGTTAAAGCAAAAGCAAGTGCTACAGTTTCGTGAGTGTAACGAGAAGTATAACCTTCGTTAGCGTTGTCAAATCTGACACCGCTTCCTTCAGCTTTTACTTCAGCATTACCAAAACCTGATATCAATACTTCTTCTTCAAACGCTCTGTCTGATGATTCAGTATCAAATATCTCAGCATGTTCTGCTTCGTACCTAGCATATTCCAACCCGAACAGGGCGTTCAAACCAGGCTCTAACTCTTTAGCGAGTTGACTTCTATTTATAGCCATTATTTATACCCCTGTTGCTTGTGTATATAGATGTTCGTTAATATATACGATTGCGTTTACATTAGCCGAACCAGTAGTACTGTTTGATGGATCAGTAGAGAATCCTACGATTCTAAACTGAGCAGTTGTAGCGGCCGTAGTTGCAGATAATTCTGCCGCTGACATACCAGTTTTGGTAGAGCCTGCGGTGTAAGAAAGTTCTGCGTTTAAGCCAACGTCTGTCTGTGCAAGTGAACCTGCACATTGGACTTCAAACAATGTATCTGGATCGTCTTCAACAAATGCTACAATATCAGATGATACAGTTGCTGTTGGATAGAAAGATGAGAAAACTACCTCACCTGAACTATTCGTGAACTTGCATCCTCTGAATATTCCCAATAAAGTTGTTGCTGCACCAGCTACTAGAATAGTACCTGTGTTCAGCATCTTTACTGGATCGCCCGAAAAGATATTTCCAGTTGCGCCAGAAGCAATTTCATATTCTGTGTTACCGCCATTTAAAGCAGCTCCACCTAATTTTCCTACTGCGCGAAACCCGAAAGGTGCATCTTTATTTGCCATGATGAATATCCTTTATTCAGTTTTTTAAGATATGGTGATATACGTTAATTACGATTACCACCGCCAAAAGTTACGCTTGATTTTCTCTCTGGTTTTAAAATCGGAGAGCTTGGGTCAGATTCTTTCATTAAATCATTGTCAACCGCTTCTTGTTGCGTTTGAGCGCGTCCTTGAAAGTAGGCATTTCTTTCATTTCGCGTTTCTAATGGAATCTTTGCCAGTAACAAACCTCCCACGGATACAACACCTGCATGCTTTCCATCGTCAAGCGTAGGAACTTCAAAGTCGCCAATTTCTTCGGCTCTAACAAGGTCGAAACCTTCTCTTAACCTAGAACTAACGTTCTTTTTATCTTCCTGTCCAACGATTTCGGCTCTTATCCACCTGTATTCGTAACCTTCAGGTGCAGGTGGCGCGTCCAACATTGATGGGAGTCGCCAGGGTTTGCGAGCAGTACTTTTAGCTCGAGTTTCGGCAGAACGTGAAGTTCTGTTATTTGTTGATGCTTTCGCATCTGTATTCGTATCTTTATTCATAATAATTTTTTACCTTCTGATATGTTTTGCATATTCTTTCAGAGGCACATTTAAACGCCTCGCCATTTCAACTTCACTCTTAGTAAGTTTTACTTGCTTCTTTCTACCAGAGCTTTCACTTCTGCCTGCTGGTGCGACTGTCTGTTGCACTTTAGGCTTTGTTGGAGTATCTGCTACTTCGTTGAACTTATGCGGAAACTCATTGCGAATACGTTTATCAAGCTCAGAATAGTACATAGGATCGCTTGCGTCAATTCCTTCCTCATTAGTTAATATATCGTGAATGGTAAATGCAGCAGTTGTCATTACTTTATCATCACCAAACCACTCATTTTTATTAGCCCATTCTTCGGCTTTAGGATCTACTTGTGGTTTAGGTTGTTGTTGATTAAGTTGTTGGTTTTGCGGTGCTTGTGGTACTGACTCTACTTGTATCTTACTTGTAGCCAACTTACTTTCTTCAATATTTATCTTATCAAGTATATCTTGCGCTTTGGTAACTTTGTCCCAATCTTGATCTTGATAAGCAGATTTAAGAACTGCGTTAGCCTGCGCTCGTTGAGATTTTAGCCTACTTTCTGCTTCCGTCTCATAATTGCTTTTTAACTGCGTACTACTTTTCTTGAGTTGATCATTTTCTGCTTGTAAATTTTTTGCATATTCATAAGCAGAATTTGCAGCCCTTTCTTGTTCTCTCATTTTTTTTGTGAGGGTAGCAATTCTTTTTTGCACGTTCTTAGAATAGTCTTCTAATTCGTCTTCATTCTTATCTTTTGCAGACTCTTCTGCCGATATGTCATCTATCGGTGCAGATTCTGCATTAGAATCTTGACTAACCTCTTCATCCAGTTCAACAACCTCGGTAGGCTCTTGTACTGATTCTTCGGTAGCTTCTACTTTTTCAGCATCTTGCATGATGTCTCCTTACAATTAGACACTAACAATATCGTCAGGGTCGTCTATAGTTGCGATAACTTCGTCATCGTTGATGATACGGCACTCTGCATCGTCGCCAAGTTTAAACCTAGCTCCTGCATATCTACCAATTAATACCCATTGTTTTTCTTTTGCCCAAGGGGTGTCGCCAAATTTATCTTTATCTGCATAGCAAAGTGGCCCACATTTAAGAACATAAGCAACAACAGTCGCTAAAGATTCTCTATCAATGGTTTCTTTTGCTAACATGATACCGCCTTTGGTGACGGCTTTACCTCTATATGGAAGAATTAGCATGCGCCAACCTGTAGGGTTTGGCATACGTTCTAATAGAGATTTATCTAGTAATGTAGGGTCTAGTACCCTTTCTTCTGGTTTAACGAAAGCATCGTCTACTGGCGATCCATTTCCGTCCCAACCAGGCTCTTCTTTTTTGTTTTCCTTCTCAATCTCTTTTGCGATATGGTCAGGTACTACTACTCCTGTCATCGTTTTCACCTATTCTTTTAAGCAATTCTCTTATTTCAAATTCTACGTCATCGAGAGAATTGTAACGACCACGTAGATAATGATACTCTTCAAAATCTTTTGTACCGTTTAAAATCAAACTTTGTAAATCTGATTTCTTTTCAGTAATTATTTTTAATAGGAGTGAGGCTAGTGCGTCATCCATTAGTAAACACCAGAAAACTTACCACCGAACTCGGCAGCACCCATACCTCTCGCTTTGCCTTTACCCATACCTGGCTTTGGAGTTGTATTTGCATCAAATGATTTTGCTTTCTTAGTAACTAAGTTTCCTTTGTTAGAATAAGATTGCTTACCATTTAATACAGTTGGTGTTTTCTGATCTTTAATTTCTGTTCTTTTTATCATAGTTATAGCTCTTTTAATCCAATATCAATTAATTTTAGTTCCTTTTGTTGGTCAAGTCTATCTTTCGTAGTGTTATCTTTCATAATTGCTATATCACGCGATGTATCAATACGCTCTCTATCTATTTGATCTTGACGCGCCTGCTCCATCGATCTAGCTCTTTCTTTTGCTTCAAATTGCTGTTGATCTTGATTCAATTGTTGACCTTTTAGCGCAAGTTCTTGTTTTCTAATAGTAACAAGTGGATCTTCATCGCCTGTCATACCTACTTGAGAAGAAAATTGTAACATCAGTTCAGTCATTATTGGTGAACTAAACTGAGCCAAAATATCATTTGATTGAGTCTTCATCTGTTGAGCTTCAGCAGGACTTGCTTGTTGCGCTTGTTGTTGTAACTGCTCGTACTGTTGTCTAGCTTCTGGTGGCATCTGTTGTAATGCAATCATATCGGCTTTCATTTGTATATGTTGCATGATGTGACTAATTATATTTGCTTGTACTTGAGCATTTGTTTGTACTGGTTGCAAATTCAATAAACTTGAATGTGCTGCAATGTGTGCATCGTGGTTTTGTTGTGGAAATGCTTGCGCCATACCACCCATCAATAAGGTGCTGTTTTCCATACCAGCCTCTACTGGCGATGGTTCTGATGGAGGAGGTGGCTGTAATAAGCTGTCTATATTGTCTACACCCAAAGATGCGTACATTCTTCTATAAGCTTCATAAACACCACCAGGGCCGTGAATTTCTGGATTAGATTGCACTAACTGCATCATTTCTTGAGCCATCACAATCCTTTGGCTTGTAGAGAATATGTCAGGGTTACTGACAGGGAAAATATCTACTTTGCCATCAAAATCAGACTGTTTTATCTCATTTATACCACCAGATACCTGATATGGATAAACAGGTGGCAAACTATCAGCCAAAATATCTGATAGTAATCCAAATTCTTTCTTTTGTGCGTTGTGTAAGCGTTTATGAATAGCACTCAATACTTTTGTAGACTTTTCCATAAGTGCAAGTGTTGTACCTACAGGTGCTTGAGAGTTACCTTCACCTACTGCAATCTCTGCAATAGAGGCAAACCTTTGACCTGACTGAACGAGTAGTCCTAATAGGTTGAGTAATGTACCACTTGGCTCTTTGAATGGTAATGGCTGTATTGCTTCTCGTAATGACCCTGCTGGTGCATCTACATCTCTAAATTCACCAGGTTGTATAGGTTCATCTTCATTTCTGATGCGTATGCCTCTGGTTTTGAAGCCTGCTGGTAGGTTTGAAAGCGTTCCAGCATCAATTAACTGTCTCATAATTGAAGTTGATGCCTTAGATAACCCACCAATCATGTGAGTTAGACCGAATCCGTAAAATCCAAGTCCAGGTAAGAACTTGAAATGCACAAAATACTCTATTTTAGTGCGTAATGGGTCGTCTTCTCTGAAATTGCGCCTAATTGCGAGTATATTTTCGGTATTTGAGTCAATTGTGACGATATATGGCAGTTTTACGCCTGTTTCTTCACCGTCTTCGCCCATATCTTCAAAGCCTTCGAGGTCTAAATTGCAATGAACCTCATGTAAGACACACACTTCACCTGTATCGTATGATGGTTCTACGCCCTCTAGCTTTTCTTTTTC